GTCCGCATGGCCGTCGCCATGGCCACCAAGTCACCCGCCCTGCTGACGGCCCCCGGCCTGCCCTCGCTCGTGGCCTCCCTGGAGGAGGTCCTCAGCGTTGGCCCCGACCCGTCAGCGTTGGCCTCGCCCCGCACCGCCCTCCCCGACGCCGGCGATCTCCCTGCCGACGCCGTCGGCGGCCCGGCCGCGGCCCCGAGGGGTGCGTGATGGACCACGCTCTCAGCCCCCGCCGGCCGGCCCCGCCTACGTGGTCGTACGGCCCGGCCCCGCTTGTCACCGCATGTGACGTGCTGGTCCTGAAGGCTCTAGAATCGGTCGGCAAGCGCCTGGTACGCAGCGACCGGGCCCGTTACCGGGTCCTGGGCACCCGCCCGTTCCACGAGGCCCACTGCCTGTGGCCTGCCCCCGACGACCTGGTCAGCAAGGCGCTACGCTCAGCGTGGGACGTTGTGCCGTCTCTGTGTATGCACGTTCCGGACATCCCCAATTTGACAAGCGTCCTTGACATGTATGTCAAAGCGGTTATCGCAGCCCAGAAACCGCACGATGTCAACGATCTTGCACGGTTGCTAGCCGAGGGGGAACTGCCATGAACCAGCCAGCCGCCACGATCGACGTATTCGATCCCATCGCCGTCGATCGTTACCGGGAGCAGACCGAGGCTGCATTTCTGGACGTGATGTGGGGTCCGATGACTTCCTTCCTGGCGTACGTGGTGGACGCTGCGATGGCCTCCCTCGCCGCCCCGGCGGTCCTCACGGCCGCGGCCCCGCAGCAGACGCTGGCGTGGACGACGGTCCGCAACCGGTGGTACGACACGATCCGCTCGATCGCCAGGCTGGAGCCGTCTCTCAGCGACCGGTCGGTGATGGGCCTGCTGGAGAACGCCATGCTCCCGGCGGACGCCTACGCCGACGTCCAGACGATCATGAGGCAGTCCGTGGACGAAGGATGGTCTGAGTTCAAGACGAAGCGGGCCCTGTCGGCCCGGCTGATCCCCCATAGAGATAAGGAGGAGTCGGCACGCGGCTACGCCAGCCGGGTCAGGGCCGCGGCTCGCACGGCCGCCACGGCGAACGTCAACCGGTGGGTGGAGGCTGAGGTGGCCCGGACCGGCGGTGCGTATAAGAGGTGGGTGACGATGCACGACGACCGGGTCCGCGAGGGCCACTCCCTCGCCGACGGGCAGGAGGTCCCGCTCGGGTCCCCGTTCGTGGTGGACGGGGAGTACCTCCAGTACCCAGGGGACCCGCGGGGGTCGGCGGGGAACGTGGTCAACTGCCGGTGCGTGGTGGTCGGGTCGGACGGCCCGTTCGCCCCCGCCCGCCGTCGCTCGCTGAACGAGGACGTGGATCTGGACGACGCCGACGACGTCTGACCGACCGTGCCTCCGACGAGGGTGCCGCGCTGCGGCGCCCTCGTTGTCGTTGTGGCCGTGCTCGCGCACCCCGTGCCGCGCCCTCGCCGAGCGTGCCGCGCTGTGGTTCGCGCCCGCGTCGAGGGAGCCGCGGCCGTGTGCCTCCGTCGAGGGAGCCGTCGCGCACGAGCCGAGGGAGCGGCCGCCCGCGCCCTCGCTCCGAGTGCCGCCGTGCCCTCGACGATGGAGCGGTACGCTGGTGCCGTGGGCGCCGTGTCCGAATGGTGGACGTGCCTTCGCCGAGCGTGCCGCACTGATCGTTAGACACCGATGATAGGAGACACGATGAAGGGCCTCGCAGCCGCAGCCCCCACGCCCGCCCCCGCCCCCGTTGACCCGACCCAGAAGAAGTGGGCCGGCCCGATCGCGGTCGAGGGGGACCTGACCGGGGACGGTCGGGTCATCGCCCCTGGCGCGCTGTACTGGGACACGCTCCCGATCCCGTTCCGCGTCGTCCAGTCCGACGTCGGCGGCCACGACGGGGCGGAGGTCTGCGGACGGATCGACTCGCTGACCCGTCTCGACGGCGGGCTGATCTGGGGCGAGGGCGTCTTCGACGCATCGTCCCCCGTCGGCACGGAGGCCGCACGGCTCGTGGCAGAGGGCATGAGGACCGGCGTCTCGATCGACACGGACGACGTTGACTTCGAGGTGCGGGTGGCCGCGGACCTGGTCCCCAGCGACCTGATCGAGGGAGTGGAGGACCCTGACGGCGGGGACCCCGTCCCGTTCGAGGTGGGCCCCGACGGCCGGGTCAAGGTGGCGGAGATGTCCTCCGACGACGAGGTGACGGTGATCCGCTCCGCCCGGATCCGCGCGGCCACGATCGTTGCGGTCCCCGCCTTCGAGCAGGCCCGTATCAGCCTCGTGGCGGCCGCCTCCGCCGACGACCCCACCGACACCAAGCCCCACGCCTACGACGACGTTGACGACGACAGGCTCACGCCGGAGGCCCTCGCGGCCCTGACCGCCTCGGCAATTCCGCAGGAGCCGCCGGCCGCCTGGTTTGACGACCCGCACCTCTCCGAGCCGACGGCCATCCACGTGACGCGGGACGGCCGGGTGTTCGGGCACCTCGCGGTGTGGGGGACGTGTCATATCGGCCTGCCGGGCCGGTGCGTGGAGCCGCCCCGCAGCCCGTCGAACTATGCGTACTTCCGTACCGGCGCGGTGTACACGGCGGAGGGCACGCAGGTCGCCGTCGGTCACATCACGCTCGGGACGGGACACGCCGGTCCCGCCGCGTCCGCCAGGGCCGCTGCGGAGCACTACGACAACACTGGCACCGTCGTGGTGGACGTGGCCGCGGGGGAGGACTCGCACGGCATATGGGTGGCGGGCGCTGTGCGGCCCGGCACGACTCCCGACCAGATCCGCGCGCTGAGGGCCGCCCCGCTGTCCGGCGACTGGCGCACGATCGGTGGGAACCTGGAACTGGTGGGCGCCCTCGCGGTGAACGTCCCCGGCTTCCCGGTGCCCCGCCCTGCGGGCCGCATCGACTCCGACGAGATGGTCACCCTCGTGGCCGCCGGCGTCGTTGCCCCGGACGTGGCTCTCAGCGCAGCGTCGGCCCCGGTCCCGAGGGTGGACGCCCCGCGGCCGGCCCCGTCCCCGGCCACGCCTGCGGCCCCCTCGGAGGTGACGGCCGCTGCCCCCTCGGACGGCCCCGCCCTGACGGTCGGTGACCTGGCGTACCTGAAGGGGCTGGCCCAGTCGGCCCGTCGGGCCGAGGCGCGGAGGGTCTCGACGGCGAGTAGGCTTGCAGACAGGGTGGACCGGTCCCTCGCCGCGGCGAAGGTCCGCCGGGCCGCCCGTATGCTGAGGAACGTCTGAAGGGAGCAGCATGGTATGCAACTGTGGGAAGTCAAGGACCGCCCCGAACGGTCTGGGCGTGGACCCGTCCTCGGGGACCGACGCCGAGTCCGAGGGCGGGGCCGACGCCAGCCCCCGACCGACCGGGGCCATCGGACGGTTCGCCGTCCGGACACGGTAGTGGTAGAGTCGGCCCCGTTGGACGAGGCCACGGACAGGCTGATCTGACAGGGACAGTGGGAACGCGGAGGGCCCGGTTCACCCGAGGGGTGGGCCGGGCGCTCTGCTGTCTGAGGACGGTGTACGCTAGCCCCGAGGCCCCGCCGTCTCGACTGGTGATACGCTGGTCTTGCGGAATGGCAGGAGGGCCTCGTGATACCACGAGAGACCCAGGAGATGTGATGAGGGACAGCCGCCTCCGCGCACTGACCGACTTCAGCAAGAACGACGACGCCGCCGAGGCCCCGGCCGAGGAGACGTTCAGCGTCGAGATCCCCGAGGACCTGACCGGCCTCGACGACGCCGCACTGGCAGAGATGCACTCCAACGCCGTCGAGGCGTTCCAGTCCGTCTACGGCGACGGGTCCTCCGTCTCCGACGAGGCGCTGGCGACCCTGTCCGACCTGGCCGACGGCATCGAGGCCCTCAGCGCCGAGATCGCCGGCCGCGAGGCCCTCGCCGCTGAGCGGGCCGAGAAGGCCAGCGCCCTGGCCGCCAAGGTCGGCGGGGACTTCGCGACCGCCGTCGTCACCGACGCGGACCCCGACGAGGACATCGCCATCGGCGACACGGTCACGATCACGACCGAGCAGACCGGCGACCACTCGAAGCCCGAGGACAACGAGGAC